TTAGGGTTTTTTTACTGCATCCTAAATCCTTTCTGATCTTTGCGTATCTAGGAAAGCACTCGCCTTTCTTTTGATTTACATACTTTAAAAGCATTACAATGATCGCCAAAGCATAAGGCTTTCTGTTATCTGCCAAGCCTTTGTAGCCAGGATGATCAAATAAACCAGTAGGTACTCTAATATGTTGCTTGTACTTAGGCATTATAATAATGTTGTTTCAATTCTATTCTTAGCTATATCAAAATAGTTCTTATCCATTTCTATTCCAATAAACTTTCTATTAGTATTCTTAGCCGCAACGCCTGTGCTGCCAGATCCCATAGTAAAATCTAATACTGTGTCGCCTTCATTAGTATAAGTTTTAATAAGATATTCTAATAGAGCTATTGGCTTTTGTGTTGGATGTAGTTTATCTTTATCAGTATTAAACTTGATAACTGTTCTTGGTTTTCTTGTTCCTGTATTTTCTGTAATGACTTGATCAATCTTAGATCTTACTGTTGAATTTTCTTTTTCAGTTTTTTGCTTACCGCTTTTTTGTTTATAAGGAACACCGATAGTTTCTTGTGGGTTATACAACATGGGTTTGTTTTTTGAGTATGATGTTGGAGCATTACCAAATACAGAAATTATTTCATGTACTTTTAATGGTTGATAATTAGCTACTAAAAAATTAGCACCACTTTGTTTCTCCCATATCCAATCATATTTAAACCACTCAACATTAGACATTCTTAGACAAGAACTAAAAGGTTCAGTACCAAATAATAAAATAGCTGATTCTTTTTTTACTAATCTTTTTAATTCTTTCCACATTAAATCAAATTGAATAACGCTATCCCATTTACATGGCGTAGTTCCATAGGGTAGATCAGTAAGAACAAGGTTTATACTATCATTTGGTAGTGTTGGTAGTATCTTTAGGCAATCATCATTATAAATCATGCTTTTACCTTATGTTTGCACACTTTATCATGTTCAATCTGTAATTTAAGCATAACATAGTACCATTCTTCTTCTAAGATAGGCTCTAAAGTACCCTTTAAACCATTTTTAAGGGGGTATAGACGCTGAACTTTGAACTCTAGGCTATCCGTATCTGGTATAGGTTTATAGTATAGCAAAAAACAGGGTATATTTAAGCCTTGTGCTATGGCTTCTACAACATTAGTATATTTCTTATAGTTCTTACCAGTATCATATACAGTTTCAATAACTGCTAATGGTTTCCAACAAGGTTTATTAATACAAATAGGAACTGAATCAATATCAATGTAAGCAATATCATTACACTTATTTCTATGCCACTCGGAATAGAAGTCGCCAAATCCACCTACGAAATAATTATATCTAGCCATTTAATTCTGCCTCCATAATTGATAATCCAATTTGTCTTGCGATTTGTGGTACAATAGAATTGCCTAAAGATTTTATTCTGTTGGATCTATCTTTGTCCAGTTCATAGGATACCCCATTAGGAACTCCACAAAGTTCGGATTCAATTTGCCACCAACTTTTTTTTGTTCCATCATTACTTGACCAGATAAAATTCTTTTCTTGTTTAGCTTCTCGTAATTCGTATTCATCCCTGTGTCTTTCCAATCCCTTGATGTTGGTGTTGGGTACATATTCTTTGTTGGTTTGCCATACATCACTTGTTCCGATAGACTTCCTGGAGGTACTGTCTTTCTGCCTATCTTGGACCGGTATTCTTTTCTCTTCTGCATCGCCTCCTCTGATCTCACTGACATGTCTGTTGCTGTCGGAGTTAGCCACAATCCAGATTCGTTTTCTTTGATGCCACGCACCGATGCCTGAAGCTGGAATAATAATACATTGGCTTTTGAAACCTTCGTTTTCCAAGTCATTAAGCACCTGTCTGAGTACCATGCCTTCGTTGATATTAATAATGCCTTCAACATTTTCTCCAATAACCCATCTTGGTTTTGTTTCTCTAATGACTCTAAGCATTTCATCCCAGAGGTAACGATCATCTGCTGTTGACTTTCTTTTTCCTGCAACGCTGAATGGTTGGCAAGGAAATCCCCCTGTAACGACATCTGCTTGGTACTTTTCTCCTTTGACATTTCTTATATCCTCCTCAATGTTAATGTTGGACCAATGTTTCTTTAAAACCTTTTGACAGAATTTATCTTTCTCTACAAAGCCAATCGTTTCAAAGAAACCAGTTGATTCTAAACCTAAACTAAACCCACCTATACCAGAAAATAAATCAAGCGTTCTTAGTTTCATTCTTAGTTCTTTCTTGCATAAGTTCTATATGCAAAACCTGTATCTCTTCGTTTAATCTATCTATTTCTTTTTTAAGTATGACAATCTTCTCATCATAAATTTCTATTACATCCTCAACGTGTAGTTCTTGATCAATCATTTCATCCTTTCAAAATATTCAAGCAGTTTAGTTATATCCATGTTTGGTTTTAAACCTTTATTAAAAGGTGCTGGTATTTTATTATATATTTTAAGCGTATCTCTTTTTACTTTTAATATTTTTAAAAGCATTTTTCTTTTATCATCCATTTAATTCTCCAGTTTTTTAATAGATAAAATTACGCCACGAGGAATTACAACACAATCTCCCACATCTAAACTGTCTGAATTAAAACTATATGTTGCAAAAGTTTTTACCCAATCTTTATTCTCTTCATAAAGATAACCTATTGTAGTACACATAGCAGGAACTAAGTCTTTTAAATCTTCCTCAGTATTCCATGCGTTGTCGCAGCTGTTTATATCTAACCAACTTATAATAACTTTATCAAAGTTTATGTGTTTCATACCAAGCCTCGTAAAAATTGTTAGGTTGAATTAATCCCTTAGTTCTTTCAGTAATAACTTTCATAAACTTAGGGTGTGGGATACGCTGACAGTTTTTCCATCTTAAAATAGTTACTGTTGGATTAGTTCCTTTTAATCCAAATAACTTTGCCATCTCCTTGTTGCTTAACTTATGCTGCTCTTGATACTCAGTTAGTTTGTGTTTCATTTTCCTTTCCTTTTTATTTTATTACCAAAGCAATCAAACATTCTATGATACTTTTTTAATAGTTTGGATAATTGTAGTTTATACTTATTCATATTTACCTTTCTGTTTTAAAATGCTTATATAAACTTATTGGTTAATGTCAAATAAAATAATTAAAAATAGTTATTGACTATAATAACCGATTAGATTATTGATGTTTTAAACAATGAAAGGTTTTTATGGTTATTGATTTAACAAAGAATAATAGTACCTCGGCACTAAATAATTTTGATCCTGATATTTGTATTAAGTATTATGAAAAACTTAATCTTGATCATGGATCTCCAAGTCAGACTGCACAGTCAAATGCAGATTGGTTAGTGAACTACTGTTGGTTTGATCAAACTGACAGGCGTAATAAAAACATATCGTTCCGAATGAATGCTGGCGTATCTATTGGCAGAGCTTCTCAAAAATATGTTTCTAAATATATGTACGAAGCAGAAAAGAAAATGCTCATAGAGAAAAAAAATATAGATACTATCATCAAAGAAGAAATTGCCGAATATGATAAGTATCAACCTCACAATGAATTAGATAAAGAGCAACACGAAGATACAAAAAATTATCTTGTGGATATGATTAAGATTACTTGCAAAGCATTAGATGATCTTAAACTTGGAGATGAAGTAGCCAGTGAAAGATACTGCACACATAAATTTAAAGAATTAGTTTTAGATAAGATTGGCAGAATAGACTACGAGCAAATGAGTGGAACTAAACTTGTAGAGTTAAAGACCAAGCATAGATCAAAAAGAAAATCAGATACTAAAGCAGGGTTTAGTTGGATCAAAGCATACTTACCAAAACAACCAGATATAAATCATGTACGCCAGTGTGCTTTCTATTGGTATGCCACAAAGAAAACTCCTCACTTACTTTATGTCAATCAAGATAACTTTAATGTCTTTACCCCTGACACTTGTGATTTGCTTACGCCTGAGTACATGGAATTTTTAATTCAACAAGATTTATTAGTTGATAAAATTCGTCAGAACATTGTGTACTTATGTCGTGGTTCGGCAAAAGATATGAGTAAATTAATTCCCCCACCAGACTTTTCAAGTTATATGTGGCGAGATGTACAGCCAGAGCTAATAAAAAAAGCAGCTAGTCTTTGGGACAATGTGTAGAAATATGGATATAAATTATTATCACAAGCAACACGAGAAAATAAAACAACAGTTTAGGCATGATATTATTATGCAAAAACTAAAAGAAAAAGAATATAGGGAATACAAAAATATGTTTATAAAACTATTATTGATTTTTGTTATATCTGTATTGCTTATAACTTTAATTGCTAGATGAAAATTATTCTTACGATAATAATGATGAATGGCACAATCTATAATTTAGGTTATGAAATTGATTCTTATTCTTCAAGAATATGTGATAAGTTATTTGATAAAGTAACTTATGTAGGTAAGACAAGTGGCAAGAATAAGATAGGTACTTTTTATAAATCAAAAGAAGTATTTGCTCACTCTTGTTCAATAGAAAAAACAACTAAAGGAAACAATGAAAGAAAAAATAAAACAGGTTAATGATTTGTGTGCAGCCAATGGTGCATACATAAATCAACATGGTAAGAAAACAGTATCAGCTTGGTCAAAGATTAAATACTTTAGAGAAGTATTTGGTACTGAGTTTGGTATCAACTGTGTAATACAGGAACATTCGGATCGTTATGTTATAATGAAATGTATTATAACTAAATGTGATCCAGAACATATTATAGCAACAGGTTACTCTAAACAGTTTAGAGATAAGCCAGGCTATTTAGAGATTGCAGAAACATTTGCAATCACACGAGCTTTAAGTTTCATGGGTATTCTTCTTGAAGATGTAACTTCAAAAGAAGAGTATGAGGAATTAGAAATTCCAGTACAGCCTATGAATACTAAAGGTACATCATCAGCCAATAATAGATATGATGAAAGTACAATTAATGAACTGATTAAGAAGGTTCACTACGCACCGCACACAGCGAAACTAGATTTCCTTTGGCGTGCTAATAAAGATCTTCTAAATCAGATAAAAATAAAAGATCAATCCACTTACGATTCTATTTTAAATAAATTTAATAGTAAGCGTGATGAGATCACAACTCAAAATGAGGTATAATAATGAACGACCAACCAAAGAGTAAGATATATTTAAATCTTATTCCAAACGTAAATAAAAAAGCAGGCGATAACCAACCAGTAATGGTAGCACCTAATTCTCCAAAAGCTCCAGAAGGAAAAAATTGGAAGATGAATGTGAACATTAACAATGAGTGGTACGACTACTGTGCGTTTGATGGAACAGACATAGAAGGTAATCCAACAGGTGGATACACTGTGATCTTAACTAAGAAAGAAGCACAAGCAACAGCAGGAGCAAATAAACAAGGAGGATTTAAAGCTGGTGGATTTCAAAAGAAACCATTTACAAGCAATAAGTCTTTCGGTAATAGACAATACTAATAATAGGTAACACTATTATTCATTCTATCCCTAGGGTTTTTCATCAGGCAGTCATGCCTACCCTTTCACGTTGTTTCCCTAGGGGTAGAGTAAAAAACAGAAAAGGATATATGACTACTAAAGAAGACTTTGTGTCTATTGAAGAGAAGATACAAAAGAAAATTATAAAAGATCGCCAAGAAGATTATGGTGATTATGAAGAAAACTTTGCATTACTTGCTGAACTATTTTCTATTGTTTTATTTAATAAAATTAAAGTCGCATTAGATCCAGAAGATGTTGGTCATATAATGATGGCACTTAAACTTTATAGATGCACAAAGAAATACAAAGCAGATAGCTATGATGATCTAGCAATCTATTGCAAGATGACTAAGCAATTAAGACAAAAGAAAAAACAATGAAAGTTGTTAGATTAAAAAAAGGTGAATGCACTTTTACTTATGTAGAAGAGTTTGACACAGCAGAACATGCACTTGATCCTGATAAACGAGGATTGTTTATTAAGGTTAAGATAGGAGAAGTTAAAGTTAGATCAACAAACATACGACAGAAAGAGGATAATTATGACACCAAAAGAATTCAAAAAGGAAATTAAACTAAGATATACATTTAATAGTTTTGCAAACTTAGATGCCAGAGAAAGAAAGATTTATCGTACAGGTTTTAGAACTGGATATAAATTAGCAAGAGAGTATTTTAAATCTAACATCAGACACAAACAAATAGTTATTAAAGAAGTTATTAAGTATGTAACTATTAATGATGTGGTTGTACCTGAGAATGTTAAGAAGATGTTATCTATCGTAGCCAATCAACTTGGAATAGATGTTAATGAAATCTTAACAAAGACTAGAGTTCAGTCAGCTGTGATTGCAAGATCAATTCTTATAAATGTTTTAAGAGATAAATACTCTATGCCATTTACAAAGATTGGAGTTAT